CTCTATCAGTTTTCATATTTACTATTTCAAAATAATTAAAATGTCCATACATAAACCACATATGATAGTCTAAATCTTTTCTATGCCAAGTAATACAAAAAAATTCTTCATCATAAACGAGGTCTACTAAACTATTAAATAATGATAAATTCCATCCATTCTTACGAAATGATTCATATTTATTTAATTCCCATACCATCATTTTGTTCTCCTTAAATATTTTATTAAAATAGGTAAGAGACCCGGCAGCTTCCTCCGGAGCCAACCAACAAGTTATCTCGCACTTTTCAATGCAACCTGAGGTAATTATAGCACTTTTGTCTCTTACGCTCGGAGATAGCACTATGATATACTATCATCATATTTATGTAACCACTCATAATAATGAAGTTTTAACATTTCATCATAATCGCTTTCAATCATTTCATCATAGTTATACGAGTACATCTCCTTAAGTTTTATATATGCATCAGTCAATTCATCGCAATAATCCTCCTGTACTCCAAGTGTGAAGTCTGTTTTGTCTAGATAATTATCCAGAATTATTGAATCGCAACTGGCTATAGGCATAAAATTATGTGTATTTATCATAGGTAATCTCCTTTAGTTTGTATGATATTTGCTAATATTATTTATAAAAATGGGAGTTGCTCTGTCCCGCTTGGTAAGAATTACTCTATCACAGAGCTTAGTATGAAACAAGGATAAGACTGCCACTTTGCACTCTATAACCTTGTGTACATCCAAAGATACTTCAGCTCAGGTTAATTAAGCCAAAACTCAGGTATCTCGATTATTGATGCCTATCAGATAAGATGGTCGGATAGTGAGCTTCCGTCTCTATTTCAGTATTCTCTCAAATACCTACACCAGCCTTAACACTGGATTAATCTGCTACATGGGTCTGATTAAGCCCAAAGAGGATACTACCTTTAGGGATAGACGTAGAGCCTCATACCACCACAGTTTATCATGTAACTTGTCCCTAGCCGAGAAGACTAATAGGACTCAGATGAACAGACAGTTCTCTATCTGTACTTTATAACGGTCACCTTCATACAATGTAGTCACTTCAATTCAAAGCAACTCCGTCTAATTATACTTTATTAAATCCCCATTCACCCTTCCAATGATGAAGAGATGATAAAGGTGAGTAACCTGTAGGTGTAATACCCTTAGGTAAGGCTAATCTCATGCTTCGTAGATAAATACCTGCTTCCATAGGAGGTACTTTCTGTCCATTAGCATCTACGCCTGTATATAATGTAATATGAAGAGGAATATCTGAATTGTGTTGTTCATAGACCTTACCTCCAAGTTTGTCATTCTTTATAAAACAAGCAAAACATCCAATTATTTGAGCATGAATGTTAGCATATAATGTGATGATTTGTTCATCACCTTCTTCTATTCCATCAGGTAATACACATGACCCAGGATTAAAATCCCAAGTCATATGCAAACCACTATCAAAAAAGACACCAGAATAGATATTAGTATTATCTTTCATTAGATTTCTCCTTATTTAAAGATGTTTTAAAATAAATTGCAAGACCATGATATTATACTCACATGGATTGTGTGTTTTAGACTCGTCAGCCACAGCATTCAATGCTTAAACGGGTTATCTTGCTATTTCATACCGTTACCTGTTATGGATTCAGGTTACCAAGTATTCAAAAAAAAGGGAGATTACTCTCCCTCTTTAATTCAAGATTTGAACATCTCCAATCCACTACTGTAGTTATCATATAAAACAGCTTTGAGTTTATCAACGTCTAATCCCTTAGCCTTAGCTACTCTACCACAAGCATAAGCAGAATTGTCAGCTTTGACTTTGCCAACAATTTGTAACTTATGATTAGTATTAAGACCCATCACACCAAACAATGGTGCAGTGCTAGGCACTTCGATGAATACCAAATATCTATGCATAATTACTCCTTGTTAATTAAATCATCTTGTTCAAAAAAAAGGGGACATTACATCCCCTCTTTTAACATCTTCCTAACAACTGTTTCAATGTTTTACCTATGAGTATTGCAATACTCTTTGATTTTCACACGATATTTAAGTATCCGATGCCTCTGCAAGATGCAACATCATCACATATTCTTTCTACCGCTGTTCAGTGTTAGCAAAACAAAGAACATAACACTACAAGAAATAAATGCGTTAACTATTTTAGGTTTTGAATATTTCACTCAATAGCACTACACTTAAATCCATTATCTTTAATTGAGCTGATTTAACAGCATCTTCATAAAAAAAAGGGGTGAGCCAGCGTATATAGGGACATGACCCCATCACTGGCTCGTTGAGCAGTCACTCAGTTAAATGGTAGCGGAGGCGGGACTCGAACCACTTATGCGCGTCTAAATAGCCTCCGGGTTATGAGCCCGGCGAGATACCACGTCTTTCGACTCTTCTCCACTCCGCATTTGATTACATAGGTGTTCTAACAATGGCTGCAATGTATAACATTATGAACAATGAAGTCATCATTAATACGAAACCAACAAGGTCTTTGATGAATTTGTAACCATTCATAGTAATCTCCTGTTATTCAAAAAAAAGGGCAGATTGCTCTACCCTCTTTAATTACCAGTCACCATAATCATCGTCTTCGTAATCAGATGTGATAATCCAATCATCATCCCATACATCATCGGTATCTGAAACCCTATCTATTGTAATATATCTATAGATGTGACCACTTTCATCAGCAGGGCTCAACCAATTACATAAGCGAAGACAGATACTTGACAAATACTGGCGAATACGAGTTATCATAGTAATCTCCTGTTAATGCCCATGTTCTTTGAAAATGTGCTATTAATGGCTTATAAGTATATTCACTTATTATTCATATAAATGTAAGTAAACAGTACTAAAGTTAAAAAAAGGGGACAAATGTCCCCCTTTTGTTTATGGTTCCTGATTCATTGGTACATCTACGTACTCAGAAGTAGTACCCTTGAGCACGGCTCTTAGGTCAGAGACCTTAAAGCGTGCAGCCTGAGGGGCTTTACCACTAAATAGCTCGGTGAAACCTTTGAGTACCTCCTGACCCTTATCGATATCATCTTTAAGAGTTGAAGCACTAGAGATTTCATCAATCATACCCTTAGCCTGCGTCATAACTGTGTTAAGCATACGCATACGCTCACTCAGTACAGTCGTAGGATAGATACGCCAGCCTTTGTTAACTTGTTGTGTCAACGAGGCGTCGGCTACAGCTGTGACCTTCATGTGTTCGGATAGTGTAGAACTTATGAAGTAAGCACCCAACTGTTCAGTTGAGGGTAGCTGAGGCATAGTACCAACAAATTGGACTTGACCATTGAATAGTTCCATATGGCACTCCTTATCTGTTTAACTAGTTTTCCTCTATTCATAAAACCTAAAAAGACCGGGGTAGGGTGTATATATGGTTGTCTATCAAAATGATATAATTTTTTAGTTGTAAATAACCTGGGCATATCTTAATTTAAATTAACAAAGGAGTGCAATATGACAATTACTAGTAAGGATTTATCTCAGCCTGCAGGGTTAACTGGAGTTGCAAGGGATGAGGCTCATAGAAGAGAATTAAAATTAAGGGCTGATAAATTGGATAATGAGAATCGGAGACTCAGGAAAAAAATCCAAGAATTAACAAAAGAAAAAGTAAGCAAAAAGAAAACTAATAAGTAATATATAATATATAATATATATATATATATATGCATTAGTCTGTGGAATGAATCAAATGGCAGCTGAAATCGAAACTTTAAAAAACTATTCTTTAGAAGAATTAGAAGAATTTTTAGAAAAAATGTCTAAAGAGTTGCCTCCTGTCGACCCTTCTTCTATGGTCAATATCGAAGTAGATGGAGAGGTATATGAAATACCTGAGGCTGTCAACAACCTATTGAACAGTTTATATAGAATGTACGAGAGAGCATCTACCAAGAACAAACTGTTAGAATAATATGGACTACAGAGAGATAAAGAGGGTTAAACACTATGTATACGACCACATAAGTGAGTTCAACAATGACCATCCTAATATCACACCAGTTGACAATTGGCGACAAGGAAAGGAAGGCGATTGGGTATGGAGTGATGACAAGAGGATTGTACAGCTGCTAAAAGTTAATGGAACTCTAAAACATCCTAACGATAGACCAAATTACACATATAGCAAAGGATACGTTAGAACTGTTGTCGGTACATTTCTCAGAAACGACAAGACGCTTATGGATACCGATTTTGATAATCATCCTAATAGGTACACATTCTCAAAAAAAATAAAAAATACAAACAATCGAATTAAAGAACGTAAAATCCCTACCAATAAAGAGAAGCTATTCGCAACAACTGTTGCAGTTGGCACGGATGCAGTCAAAGCATACATGGATGCTTTTGATGAAGAAAACAGAGATAAAGCTCGTAAAAAGGCAGTAGTTTTACTAAAACAGAGGAGAGTCATGCAAGAAATAGAAAAAAATGTAAAAGATGTTGCCAAAGCATTGGGGGTAGACCACGATTACATCTTAAGGTCTCTAAAGCATTTAGCAGATTTTAGTGATGACCCAAATATTTCATTACAATCATTAAAAGAATTAGGCAAGGCTATCGGCACATTAGGAGGTGGCGTTAAGAGAGTAGATACAGGCGTTGTAGGTTTGTTCCAAGGATTTTCCCCGGAGCAACTGCAAGGAGCGAGGAGGGAGCTAAAATCTGACAAGGAAATAAAAAATGATAAGATGCCCTAAATGTAATTCATTAAAGACACACAAAAATGGTGTTAAGATATTAGCAACTGGTAATAGGACTCAAGAGTTTAAATGTGTTGATTGTAGTAGATATTTTTCTATACAGGTTGATGTTAATGTTTTACACGAATTAAAATATGTAGAGCCGGGTGATATATTAGAAATAGATGGAGGAAAAGAGTTGAGATTACATGGGCTTACAGACGTTCATGTAGGAGCAGTAGAACATGACTATAAAAAGTTTGAAGAAGCTATTAAAATTATTGAAAAAGATAAAAATGCGAGATGGTTTGGTAATGGTGATTTATTAGAGTTAATTCCACCTCATTACAAAATTAATCAAAGAGGACAGGATGTTCCACCAGAAGAGCAATATTTAGAGTTTGTAAGATTAGTAGATACTATAAAAGACAAATGTTTGTTTATTAGAGGAGGTAACCATGATTACTTACGTTCTTTTAATATTCTGGACTTTGATGTATGTAAAGTATTAGCAAAGGCATTAGGTGTCCCATACTATAGGATGCCGGGTTATACAAGAATAAAAGTAGCTGGTAAAACTTATAATCTTGTTTCTGGTCATGGTAAAAGTGCAGGCAAAAACGGTGATTTAGAACTTGATAAGATGGCTGCTGTTTATAGTG